TGTTGTCAGCACAGCGTCAGGATTTGGCTAAATCAGCCATTGAAGCTGGATGTACCCATACGATGTGGCTTGACAGTGATATGCGGTTTCCCAAGGACACCATCATTCGTCTGCTGAAGCACGACATTGGCATTGTTTGCGCTAACTATGCCAAGCGCAGATTTCCCACCGAACCTATTGCTGTACGCAAAAATGGCAAGGATGAGGATGCCAAAACAATTCAGAGGGTATATACTGAGGACCATTCAACCGGATTGGTTGATGTAGATTACTGCGGCATGGGCGTAATGCTTGTCAAAGCCGAGGTCTACAAGACAATGGAATATCCTTGGTTTGCTATCCCTTGGGTTCCAAACGCACAAGACTACATGGGTGAAGATGTCTGGTTTTGTCGCAGAGCCGCTGAGAACGGCACAAAAACGTATATTGACCAAGATCTCTCGAAAGAGGTTCACCACATTGGTTCGTTTGAATTCAAACATGAACACACAATAGCGTGTAGGGATGTAGAAAATGGCACTTGACACATACGCAGAGTTGAAATCAACCGTAGCAGATTACCTAAACCGGAGTGATCTGACATCAGTCATTCCTGGCTTTATTGCTCTTGCTGAGGCAAAGTTCAACCGTAAACTGCGTCTACGTCAAATGATCAAACGTGCGGAAGCACAAATTGAAACGTCCTTCTTTGCATATCCTGCTGATTGGGTTCAAGCAAAAGAATTTCAGCTAAACACCAATCCTATTATCAGATTGAAGTTTGTAACTGAGGCTCAAGGAGACGAACTCAAAGCCTCAAGCTTCATGGCTCCTGGTCAACCGCTGTACTACACAATTACTGGTAGCCAGCTAGAGTTCATCCCATCTCCAGACACAACATACTCCGCAGAGCTTACATATTATGCTAAGATTCCTGCGCTGAGTGATTCAAACACAAGCAACTGGCTATTGCTTTACGCCCCAGACTTGTACTTGTACGGAGCTTTGTTAGAAGCTACACCGTACCTGAAAGACGATGAACGTGTAGCCACTTGGGGGCAGTTATATGCCAACTCATTGGGCGACATTGAAGTAGCAGATCAAAGGGCTTCTGTTTCTTCAACTCCTATTGTCCGTGCCCGATCATTGGGGTAATAAATGTCATCTTTTACAAATTACACAGAGAACCTAGCGTTGACTTATTTGTTCAACACTGGTTCGGTCACTCGTCCAACAGCTTGGTTTGTTGGCCTGTTTACGGCTGCTCCTAGCGATTCTGGTGGTGGCACAGAAGTGACAGGCAGTGGCTACTCTCGCGTATCCGCAGGAACCATTTCTGGTAGCGGTACAGCAACCACATTTACCAACGCAGCGGCCATTGAGTTCGGCGCAGCTTCTGGCGGCGATTGGGGAACAATTGGTTGGGCAGCAATCTTTGATGCATCTACTGGCGGCAACATGCTTGCATGGGCTCCATTGACCACCGCCAAAGCAATTAACGATGGCGACATCTTCCGCATTCCGGCCAACAGCCTGTCTATCACATTGAGCTGATATGGCTGCTTACGGGCGTGGTGATTACGGTGGAGGAGCGTACTCCTTTGGAGCGTACTTAGGTGCGCTTGCAATAGTAGGCGAGTCCACTGTAGTCATTGCTGGAGACAAGATTAAAGATGCTCAGTTTGAGATTTTCTCAACTAGCTCAGTCTCTGTAGATGCGGTAAAGATATCGAACACATCGTTATCAATCATAAGTAATTCTGAAATAACGGTAGCTGGCGGTTTGGATGCTGTTGGCAATGTTGACATGGTTGGAGTAAGTAACTTGACCATTCAATACAACCGTAAACGTCCAGGTGAAGTCATCATCATTGATGTTTCTAGCGTTGTGATCAATGCTAGGAAGAAATGGGAAACAGAGCCTGATGTGTCTGAAATCTGGACAACAGTGTCTGTTTAAACAATTAAGGGGTAACTCATGGCCGATACAAACACCACCAACCTAGGCTTAGTTAAGCCTGAAGTTGGCGCATCTACTGACACTTGGGGAACCAAGATCAATAACGATCTGGACTCTATTGATGGTTTGTTTGATGTTGGTCCAGTACTTAAGCTGAACAAGGGCGGTACAGGGGCAGCAACAGCCGGAGCAGCACGTACTAACCTAGGTGCTACCACCTTGGGTGGCAACTTGTTCACGGTGACCAATCCTAGTGCAGTTACATTCCCACGGTTTAACGCAGACAACTCTGTGTCGGCTTTGGGTGCGTCAGACTTCCGCACAGCGATTGGTTCTGGTACTGGTGACGCAACCCTTGCTGGCGCTCAGACCTTTACAGGCACTAAGACATTCAGTGGCACATCTTCAACACAAGCCATCATCCTGAACGATGCAGCAGAAGTCGCCACAGTCTCTGCCACAGCAGCCACTGGAACGATTGCTTACGACATCACAACTCAGTCGGTGCTGTACTACACCAGCAACGCAAGTGCCAACTGGACAGTGAACTTCCGAGGCTCTAGCGGTACATCGTTGGACACATTGATGTCTACAGGCCAGTCCATGACCGTGGCTTTCTTGGTCACTCAAGGCGCTACGGCCTATTACAACAGCGCTGTGCAGGTGGACGGTACAACCTCTGGAGTCACTACACGTTGGCTTGGTGGTGCGCCTACTGCGGGTAACGCAAGTGGCATCGATAGCTACCGCTACCTCATCATCAAGACCGCTGCCAGCACCTACACAGTGTTGGCTTCTGTCACTCAGTTCAAGGCTTAAACCATGCCATTACAAGCAACATCAGGCGCGGCAAGCTATGACGCTTTTGGTGGCGGGGTTCCTGTAATCCCGAATTACATCGAAGAGGTTTTCAGTACCTACCTCTACACAGGCAACGGCTCTACACAGACGATCACAAACGGGATTGATCTGTCGGGTAAGGGTGGCGCTGTGTTTGCCAAATCTCGCACAAATGCGTCTGGGTTTCCATCATGGTTTGACACTAACAGAGGTGCGCTTAAAAGATTGCAGTCTAGTTCTACCTTGCAAGAAGGTACAGTAGCCAACTCTTTAACAGCTTTTAATTCTGATGGATTTTCTGTCGGAAGCGTTTTAAGCGCATCTAGCGAAAATTTTGTTGGATGGACATTCCGCAAGCAGCCAAAATTCTTTGATGTTGTGACGTGGACAGGCAGCGGAGCAAACCGCACTATTGCCCACAACCTTGGCTCAGTCCCCGGTTGCATTATCGTTAAGCGCACAGACGCAACAGCAGATTGGCAGGTGTATCACCGCAGCCTTGCCAATACGCAATACATGGTGCTGAACAGCACAGCAGCAGTTGCCACAGGCGCTACACGATGGAACAGCACAACACCGACAAGCACGGTGTTCAGCTTGGGTACTGACGCAACAGTCAACGCATCTGGTGGCACATATGTGGCTTACGTCTATGCCCATGACGCCGGAGGCTTTGGCCTGACGGGTACGGACAATGTGATTTCGTGTGGGTCGTTTACTACTGATGCAAGCGGAAATTTTACTCCGGTAACATTGGGATATGAACCGCAGTGGCTGCTTATAAAGCGCACAAATTCATCTGCCGCTTGGACGCTCGTTGATTCAATGCGAGGTTTTAATTATATAGCAGGCTCTGACGTTGTGCTTTCGCCAAACTCAGCCGATGCCGAAGGATTTGCTGGAGTTGCCAACCCAATCGCTACAGGATTTGGCCCTGACACTTCAACGGGTTTAAATTCGTCTTCCACCTACATCTACATCGCCATACGCCGTGGCCCGATGAAAGTGCCGACAACGGGGACTAGTGTGTTTGGATTGAATGCTCGGACAGGTACGGGTGCAAACGCTACAGTGACGGGTAGTGCTGGTGTTTCCGATGCTGTGCTGATTAAAAATCGTGGTGCGGCAGTGGCTTCATTATTTTCGTCGAGGCTTACTGGCACGGGTTACCTTGTAACTTCAACCACAGCAGCAGAAGTAGCGGCTGGGGCAACAATCTTGCAAGCCAATCCTTGGGATGTAATGGATGGCGTAAAAGTTGGTACGACATCAACCATCACCAACGCCAGCGCCAACACTTACATAAACTACCTGTTTAACCGAGCCCCCGGCTTCTTTGATGTGGTTTGCTATACGGGGACGGGGGTTATAAGGACTGTGGCGCACAACTTAGCAGCAGTTCCTCAAATGATAATTGTTAAAAGCAGAAATATAAGTGGTTTTTGGCCTGTTTATGCGGAGCCAATGGGAAATCAAGGTTACGTTCTTTTAGATGCCACAGACGCAAAATCGCTTGATGTTATATGGGATAGCACTTCTCCAACATCACAGGTATTTTCTCTTGCTGGTCCTGCCTACGGAGTAAATGATTCTGGTGGAACTTATGTCGCTTACCTGTTTGCGTCAGCGCCGGGGGTCAGCAAAGTCGGCTCATTCACAGGCACTGGCGCAACTCAGGTCATCAACTGCGGCTTTACAGGCGGCGCAAGGTTTGTTCTTATCAAGGCTACCAGCACCACTGGTAACTGGCTGGTGTGGGACAGCGCACGAGGTATCGTGGCGGGTAACGATCCATACCTCGCTTTGAACAGCACTGCTGCTGAAGTTACCAACACCGATTGGGTGGACACTGCTGCAACAGGTTTTGAATTGAGCAACGCTGGCGGCAACTTAGCTAACAGCAGTGGGGTTTCCTACGTGTTTCTTGCGGTGGCGTAGGCTTCACCATAATTGGCAATCGCATAAGGAACAATCATGCAAATCAGAATTCGACAAACAGGCGCAGTAATGTACGAGGCAGAGTTTCGTGCATACCAGCAAGCCAATGGTGGCCCTACATGGGGTCAGACCACAGAAGAGATCCTCGACAGCTTGGGTGCTGATGTGGTCTTTGAAGGCCCACAGGCCACAGGTGGTACGGTCTACCAATTCTCAATGCCTTCTGGCGTGGAGCAGATTGAAGGCAAGTGGTACACCAAGCACATTCTTGGCCCTGTCTTCGCAGACACCACAGATGATGAAGGCGATGTAACCACAGCCGCTGATAATGAAGCTGCTTACAAGGCCGCTAAAGACGCTGAACAAGCTAAGTCTGTACGTCAACAGCGTGGTGAGAAGCTGAAAGACAGCGATTGGACACAGGTGGCCGATGCTCCAGTGGATCAAGCTGCTTGGGCTACATATCGTCAAGCCTTGCGTGATGTTACTGGTCAACAGGGTTTCCCTTGGACTATCACATGGCCTACTCAACCGGAGTAAACGATGTCGGAGCAGATCGATGCAACGGAGGCTAGATTGACCACCCATGAGCAAGTTTGCGCCCATCGTTATGAGGGCATTCAAAAGTCGTTTGAGTCAGGCTCTAAGCGTATGGCAAAGATTGAGTACCTGCTTTATGCGGTAATCGCTGCTGTGTTGCTTGGTCCTGGTGTTGCCGCTGAGTTCGTTAAGAAATTCTTTGGTATTTGATGGCTAACGTAAAACAACAACTAGACAACCCTGCCCTGCCTTCTTTGGGCTTGTCAGGTGTTGTCTACTCTCAGGATGTCCAGAACCAAAACAATGGCATCTTGAGGTTGTTTTTTACCAAGGTTGTTAACGTCCTTGGCTCCTTGATTGGTCCTTCTGGTGGAAAGTACCTGAACTTCCCTTATGGTGCTTTTCACAACGAAACAGATCAAGCTGCAACCAGTACAACTGATGCCTACCCTGTTTTCTTTCCAAGTACAGATTTCTCTAATGGCGTAAGCATTACCAGCAACTCACGGATAACAGTTGCCTTGGATGGAATTTGGAACTTGCAGTTTTCATTGCAAATCAAGAACGTAAGCAACGATGGTCAGGACTTTGATATCTGGTTTCGCAAGAACGGTGTCAACATTCCCAACTCAAATAGTCGTTTCCATGTTGTTGCTCGTAAGTCTACTGGTGACGCATCACACATCGTTGCGGCACTAAACTTCATTGAAAGCCTGTCAGCGGGTGACTACATTGAAATTGTTGGAAGAGTTAC